GTTCGTTTTCGCGGGCGTCCAACAGGGCCGCGTATTCGCCCCACTTCGGACCGGGCTTCCAGACATTCGACGTGTTCCCCAACGCATCGCGCTGCGGAGTCTTCTCGCCGCCTTCACCGTGGTCATAACCGACCATCCATCCGGAGTCGTAAGCCGCGAAGTCATCCGGATGAATGCCAAGGTCGGTCCGTTCGTAGCGGACTTGCGCCCGCTCCATTTGCTCCGCCGACATGCCAGCTTTCTCCCGGCACTCGTTGTCGGCAGGCTCGGCAACTCCCATCCTGACCAGCCTCCAGGCGTCCGGATGGTCGATCACTTCCCCAACCGGGGCCACCTGCCCTTTCGGCCTCGGCATTTCACGAATCAGTTTCGCCTTCACGACTCAATTCCTTTTACGTGGGGTAATCGACCAGACCGCTGAGCTTGAATTTGCCCTTGAACTTCAGCCCTTCATTCAGGGCGACCGCGACCCCAAGCGAGGCACCGGCAACCGTGAAGTCCCATTCGGTTTCGGCCGCATCGGCGTACACGACCTGACAGGCAACGCCAGCCGTAGGGGGCGTCTTCAGAAGGTCCGTAATGGCCTGATGGCCAGCCAACACGGGGTCAAACCATCCCTCGTAGGACAGTTCGCCGCCTTCGGTTCGCCCCGTGCTGCTGTAGGGAATCCCCGACTCCGTGTTGTCCAGGAAGTCGGATTCGAACGTCTCGTTCTCAGCTTCCGAGAACTCTAGCGACAGCATCTGCCCAATCGCCGTCAAGACAGTCGCGACAGTCGCTTTGAAGACCGTTCCTTTGCTTCTTACAATCATCGCATGCCCCTTAAGACGGGTGATACTGGATCGTCAGTTCCAGCGTGACGACGAACGTCTTCTGATCGCTGCCGTTGACCGGACGCTCTTTCGACTCGAATTGCCCTTCGACAATCGCGGCGTCGATAACCTGCGTCCCGGCCGCTCCGCTGTAATCCTTCAGAAATCCTCGGATCGTTTCCGAAAGACGATCAGCTTCCTCGGCAGTGCGGCCTTTCGACTCGATTTCGATCTCCAGCGCGCGGAACGACCCACTTGGAGCGTCCAAGGTGTTGAACTCGTCCGAGTCTGTTTGGCCGATGACCACATAAGGCAGCGGGGCGCCTTGCTTAGCGTCCGTCACGAACACGCCGGATGCACCGACGATGCTGGTGATCGACGATTGAGACAGCAGCAGCGTTCGCAGATCACCCTTCATTTCATCGCCTTTTCGAGTTCTTTTTTGACCGCCTCGCGGGCTGCCAATGCCGCGCGAAGTTCCGCGTTCGAAGCGCCGGTCTTGACGACTCCCGCGAGAAAACCATCATGTCGACCGCGATACTTGCCAGACTTCGTTCGTCGGTCAGATACGCCAAAGACAGCCCAATGAATGTTGTTCTTCGAGAGTCCGACCCCGCCGCTTCGTTTGCGGGGCTTCTTGCTCGCAGACTGCTTTCCGACACCCAATCCAACCTTCGCAACGATTTCATCGCCGTTCTTGCGGACCTTGCGACCAGTAGTCTTGCGAGCGTCGCGATACTGGCCGGGGATAGCGTCTTTAATGCCCTTCTCGGTCTCGCGGGCGTATGCTCTCAGGCCAGACATTGCGGCCTTCGGGGCACCGGATCGATACAACGCAGTCAGCCGCCTTTCGACAGCCCCAATGTGATTGATGTCGCGACCCATTACGGTGATTCCCGCAATTCCAGTTCGATCCATCGACGTTCGCGGGTCGGGTCGCCGGCGCGTGTGATGTTGAGAACTTCGCCGCCGGGGAGAACGGCCCGCATCAACGAAGTAATCGCGGACGTCGACGGGTTGAGCCGGACGCGGATTGCCCACCGGCGGATCGCGACTTGTTGCGATGGCTGATTGGCTTCGTCGCCGCCAACTAGCTGGACTTCAGCCCACTCCTGGCAATGGGCTTCCCACTGGTTGGGGTCGTCCTGGAGAACTTCGCCGAAACTGTTCTTCTCGGCATCGGCCTTCAGCTTTTGCACCGTGACAAGATCGACCAGCGCCCCGGCCCCGCTTCGTTCACACGCCCAGGCCATCGGTTACGTTCCCCAAAAGCGTTCCGCGAATTCGATAGTCGCGGAACCGGATCAGTTCCAACATCCGGTCATACGTGGTCCGCCGTTCGGACACCGCAGGGGATCGGCCTTCGTACAGTTCCGACAGCTTCAGCCGGATCAAATGCCGGGTGTCTTCCGGGACTTCGCCATCCGCATGGCCTGCGGTAAACGTGATCGTTAGGGCCCCGACACCGGCCCGAGTCTCGGGCCATGACTCCCCGTAGGCTGGAACAATCAATCCCGGTTCGTGGGTCGCATCGACGCGGAATCCTTCAACCGATTGTTCGTCCCCGTTGCCGTCCAGGTAGACAACGCTTTCGACGCTGACCAGCGGCGGGGATGGCAGGTAAATCGCGTCGCTTCCGGGCGGGAAATCGTCCAGCGTGACGACTCGCGAACCCCTTACAATCGCCCGCCAGGAATCGCGTTCGACTTGCAGTCGCGACGCCTGGACTAGCGACGTGATGTAATCGTCTTCGGATGAATGAGTGATCCGAAGATGCGACTTCGCTTCGGCGAGTGTAAGAGGTTCGGTCATCGGTCGTCCGCCTAGTTCTTTGCCTTACGGCCCTTCGAAGTCACCGCCGCTTGTTCCGCGTCCAACTCGCCTTCTTGGGCGACCCCTTCAGCAATCAGGGCCTTGCCCCGGTCTTCGGCGACTTCCACGGCTTCGCCGACAGCGTGGACACGCTCGCCAACAAGAACTTCCTTCGTCATGACAACTAGCATGGAATTGTTCCTTAGAAAGAAAGGCAGCCGGGCGGGAATGTGCTTGGTCCCCACCACTCACACCCCGCCCGGCTGGCACCCCCGACACCCACCAGAACAGTAGACGTCGAACTTAGACGCGGACCATGTCCACGATCTTCGCGAGGCTTTCCGTGTTGCGGAACTTGATGTCCGTGTCCAACAGACAGACCACGCGAACTGACCCCGCCGTCGACAGGCTGTACGGGTCGACCAGAACGTCAACCCCGCCCCACATCGCGATATGGACCGTGGAGAAGTCGCCGAAGATCATCGCGGTCAGGTTCGTGCCGCTTCCCTTCGTCAGATTGGTGGGAATCTGATTCGTGGCCATGGCCCGATAGCCGTTGACCATGTTGTCGCGATCCCACAGGTATTCCGGGAAGTTCGACACCTTGACGGTCGTCTTGAGCTTCCCCCGGCCAACCGCACTGGTCAGATAGCCCATCCCCGCAACGTCGGCATTCGCAGCCGCGACAGTCGATTCGAGTTCAACAACCTTCGCCCAGGTCGGATCGCCGCCGTTGGTCCCGATGGCAACCGTGGTGATGCTGCCGTTCTGTAGAATCCCCGTCGGTTCGGCACCGGAGCCGGAGCCGTTGATGCCCGCCCGGTCAACTTCGATCCCGATCACGCGGGCGAGGTCATTCCGGACAAACCGCTCAGCGTCCATGCTGACTTGCTTAGTCAGCTTTCGCGTGATGTCGGTATAGGCTCCGACAGTCTTCGGCGCGAAGGCAACCTGACCGATCGCTTGGGCCGATTCGGTTGGCGAGTTGCCTTCCGTCACCCAGTACGCAGCCCCGGCAGTCGTCTGCTTGGGAATCTCGAACGGTCCGACCATGTCGGTCAGGAACGTAGCCCCCAGGCCCGCGAGAACTGTACGGTTCCGCAGCATGTCGATGAAGCGAGAATAGAGCTTCGTGGTCTGGATGGCACCGGCCCCGGCGGACGCATCGAAGTCGCGTCGTTCGCCTTCCATCGGCAGCGCCAGCGGGAAGAAAAACCCTTGAGCCGACTTGCCGGACCGCCGGGCGATTTCCTGCGAAATTTCACCTTCGTAGCCGTCGACTTCCTTCCCTTCGGCTCGCAGCCGGATCGCGCGAAGAACGCTGTACCTTTCGCCGTCCGGGTTCGTCACCGGATCGTGATTCGATCGCGGTTCCGGCCCCCGGACATGCGTGCTGGCACCATCGTTCCCCGCAGTCGCCAGAACGTTGGCGAGCCGGTTCCGTCGCTGTTCGTTCTGTTCTTTCTGCTTGGCTTCGATTTGCGGATTGAGTTCGTCCCGCTCAGCGAGAAGCGTGTCAATCCGCTCGGATTCTTCCGGCGAGAAGTCGCGGTTTTCCTTCGCCCGCTTGTCTTCCAGGCCCTTCAGTTCCGTGCTGATCGCGTTTCGACGATCCAACAACTCTTTCAGGGTTTTCATGGACACATCCTTACAGTGAATCGGAATTGAAACTTTGGACCGTCTACGCAACACGCCCCGCGTTTCCGTTTAGCTCGCCTGATTGATCTTTCGGGAACGTTCAATCCCGGCGAGCGTTCGCGGCGAACGGTGGGACTCCGCGAATTCCCCGTAAGATCGCTTCGCAACGGATACGTCGGTCCCCTTGTAGGCCGGATAGGTCACCGGCCCCACGTCATACAGGCGAACGCTTTCGACTTCGCGATAAGTCATTTCCCCGACTTCCCGCCAAGTCGTCTTGTCCGCGATGAATCCGAACGAACAACCCGAGACGTCGCCGCGTTGAATCTTCGACGCGACGCGCCGCCCGTCTTCGTCGTCAGGCAACTGGCAGGCATATCGCAGGCCCACTCCGTCAACAGACAGCTTCAGCGTCCCGGATTCGCTCCGGCCCAACAGGGCGTTGACGTCATGATTGAACAGGCAACGGACGTCGTCAGGCCGCTTCAGGGCTTCGTCAAACGCCCCCGACATGATTCGTTCATAGGTCTTGCCCCATAGGCGGAACTGCGTCCCATCCAAGTCGGTTTCGCGGTAGAAAACTGCCGCGTAGCCTTCCATGATCAACGTTTCACCGTCTTTGCGGAGTTCAAGCGGCCTGCTGACCGTTCGCAGTTCCAGATTTTCCATCGTCGGTCCCTTCCTTCGGCTGCCCATCGGCTTGGGCTGACTTGCCAAAAATCGCTTCGGGCAGCGGGTAATCGTCCAGGCCATCGACCGGGTTAAGGTCTTCCATGTCCCGAATCTCGTTGCGGTTTTTCCACCCGGCGAGGATCGCGGACTTGTAGGCTTCATATCGTGTCTTGATGTCCGCCCTTAGCAGCGCATCGACGTTGTGTTTCACATAGAACCGGCCCCATTCGTTTCGGCTGAATAGCTTCCGATTCATTTCCTGTTCAAAACGGATCAGCCAGGGCCGCATTGTGTGTTTCTCGAAATACAAGTCTTGAGACTCGATGTTCGAGAATGTGGCCCGCCGCAAGAATCCGACAACGTGGGGCGGAAGCCGATACCATCGACACGCAATCTCTTCCCCCTGGAACTCGCGGGATTCCAGGAACTGCGCTTCGTTCATGGGGATTGTGAGCGGGGCAGCCGTCAGCCCATTTTCGAGCAACAACGCGCGGAAGGCGTTGCTCCCCTGGTACTGCGTATCGAGTTCGTTCTTCAGTCTCGCGTACGCCGTGTCTTCGATCGAACCGGGGGCCGTGACCACTAGCCCCGGCTTCGCTTTGTTGCCGAAGTAGGCAGCCGCCATTTGATCTTGGCCAAGTCCGATCCCGATGGACTCCGCGGCGAGACGAATCGGGGACCAACCGACAATCCCGTTGCCGCCCAGGCCGGGAACCCAGATCATTTGCGAACGGTCGAGATTGCGGGGCCGCTCTTGCGATTCCGGCTTCACTTCGAACATCAGTTCGCCGTTCGAATTACGATACGGCGTGACCAACGAAGGATGTCGCGGGATCAGGGAAACCAGTTCCCCGCGATCCCCCCACACGATTTCGCAGGGACTGTTGCCCCAACTCAACACGTGGGCCGTGCAGGTCTCCGACCAGACCATCGGCGTCATGTCGTCATTGGGCTGCGTTGACAGAGCGATCGACACCGGATGTTGAGACACCAACGCCCGCTTGCCGCTCTTCTTTCGCTCGAAAACATGGATAGGCAGGGAACCGCGAGTCTCCGCGATCACGCGAATTGAGGCGAAGACAGCCGACAGCCGCATCGCCGTATTTTCATTGACAGTCACACCGGAGCCGGTCGGACCGTAGAAGCCGGACTGACGCAGCATCGACAGCGGAATCGCCCGCCGCGTCAGTCCGGCAACCATCATTCCGAGACGCTTCAGCATGATCCATTTCCTCGACTGGCGGCGGCTCCCGCATCCCATGCTCTTGCGGCAACCTCTAACACACCTTCGTCAAGCGGCAGGCGTCCGTACGAACTTGCGACACGATAAGGCGTCGTGAGCCAGCTTAGCGCGACCTTCCTCTGTGCTGCATACTCCGGGTTTTCGCTTGCAACGAGGCTCGAATCCCGCCTATCGCCGTTTCTCAGTTCTTCGCACTTCATGTACTGCTGATTGGTGATTCGCTCTATGTGCCCGAATGCATTGAGCACCAACTGGAACGGGTTTCGCGAACTCATTTAATGCCCTTCGTGGCGGTCGCGTGACCGGCAGCAACCATGCGTTCCGACAGGCTTACCCTGTCACCCATTCGCCAAATGTGACCTAACACCCGCCCCATCGTTGTCGCATCGCCGGGGTCGTAATAGCCGTCTCGCCGCTCAACAAGCGGGATCGACACCGCACACTCAGGATTGTCAGCCAGCAACGATTCCATGTGAGCTTTCGCCGCCAACCCGGCTTCCCGTTGATCCTTCTTGTGGACCTCGGGGCACCAGCAATCTAAAAGCCGGACCTCAAACCGCCGCGTCACTTCGACCGTCACCGTGTCACCGTCGTGGATGCCCACGACGCGACATGGCATCGTCCAGGCGATGGGAGGCTGTTGGCTCATGGTGCTACCTCTCGAATCGGAGTGCCCTTACTACTTGTTTCGAGCCGCGTTTCCGTTGCGCATAAAAAAAGCCCGGCCGTTATCGGACCGGGCTTCAGTCAGTTGCGATGACTGCTACGTCTTGCTGTCGAGATTGTGGCCGGCCGAACTGGTCTGACTGCCGTTCGCCCCATCAGGGAAATAGCGAGCCAAGCCGTCTTCAGCCGGAGTCGGAGCATCGGGGATTCCAAGCCCGTTACCCGTTCCGCCCGCCGCCGTAATTAAGGCCAATGCGGGAAACTCAGGACATTCAGGAATCAGGTCGGTGGGAATGCCCTTGGTCATGTATTCCCAGCCGTCAGCGGACAGGCGAGGCACGCCGGATCGCGTGTGCCACTGCTCAAGCGGCACGTCATATGCTGCCGGGTCGTAAACGATCGTCGCGGGGTCCAGGAGGAATCCATCGGCCTCGACAGTGGCTCGATTCATCCCCAACAGATCAACCGCAATTTCGGTTTGCATCTGCTTAAAATGCGGCCAAATGTCGTTCTTGAATTTCTCCGTGAAGCCGCTCTGGAACTCATTGTCCGCGTGATGGACACACGCTTGTGCAATTTGGAGAGCGAGTTCAGCCCATCCGCGAATCTTCGAGTTTTGGATCGTGTAGAGCGGGGCCGGATAGATGAAAAAGGGTTCATAGGCCGGGTCGTTGTGGTCGAGTACCTTGCGCTCGACGTTGTCGTCAAGCAACCTCGCGGCAATGAAGGTGTTG